AGGCTCAACACACTTATGAACATACATTCTATATGTCTTGATTGCTCTAGCAGAGCGAGCAACCAACTTGACATCTGCCATACTGCGATGCTTATAATCACCAGGATTATCAATATTGCCCTTTAGTTTGAAGCGAGTCAACTTGTCTTTGGGCATAGTGCCAACAGGATGTGCATTGCTGCCGCGATTGTTATTAGTAGTATTTTTATCGATTTTTGCCATATATGAAATGCTACGATATATATGTAGACAGTATTGTCAAGTCCATTCTATATCAGTTTTATCAGCGTCTTTTTTCTTTATTATAGATGCTTTTATTTTAGTATATTTAGCCTTGACAAAAGAAGCAAATGCTCCCAAGCCAACGCCAACTAGTATAGTGAACAGTATTGTTTCGTGCATAAAAATATATATTATATGTGGGGGTACCTAAATTTTGATCTTGACATATATATGGAAATCTGATAAAATAAAACTGCTTGTGCGTTGTGGCGTGGAAATACATTCTCTCCCACCTTACCCCATTTTGTCCCACCTACCATAACCATCCATTTTATTTATAATCCACACACTATCCATATATACCATCTTTTTTTCAATACCCTAATACCTAAATTTTACAATATCGTATCTTCAACTACTTTTTATAATATCGCTATATATATATCAAGAAGCGTTATTTTGGCTATTATAGCCTAGTTTGTTATACTCATATATCATATTAGATTTTTCTTTCATATACCATTCAGTAAGTGCGTCCATATACTCTTTACGCTTTGAATATTCTAACAGGCTATTATATTCATTTATCATACTTGCCAGTCCATACTTGTTGAATGTAGTTGTTGCTGCTTTTTCAGCATATATATTTTGGGCATTGTTGTTAGTGTCATTGCCTATATTGTTTTTGTTATCTTCCATATTATTATCGTTATTCATATATATGCTGCTATTTTGTTTTTATGCTTTGCTATACTTTACTTCAACGTAGGTTGGATTTTTGCCGTCATATACTACAGTGGTAGATGTTCCATCTTTGTATATATATCGTCGATTAGGCGATATTTGTTCGTTATCTGCCGATGGCTCTAATGCAGATGTTATAGATGGCGTAGTAGGTTCTTCACCCTTATCTATAAAACTATCTAAAGTGTCGTGGTTGTCTTTAGATAGTTTCTTAGTTTTTTTATTATAACCTTTAGCCATATATAACCTTTATTTTATATATGTATATATCAACTTAGCACTAGTGCGAGGAATGCTATTAGCGCAAATGCTCCTGCAACTATAATCATTGTTTTAACGCCATCGTTGTTTGCTTTTGGCACTACGCTATTGTTGTATGCTGCTTCTTCTTCAAAGTCTGTATACTTTGAATATATTTCTTCTTTATTAGGTAATGAAGTTATAACTGTTTCTTTGTTATCAACTATATCATAGTTAGTGGCATCTACATTAACTGTATATGTAGTAGCCGTTGATCCTGTAGTTGTATTACTTTTATTTACTTGATCTATAGTATATACCGGCAATACTGTTTCTTTGGTTTTTAACTTTAGTTTCTTTGATTTACCTTTGGCGGGCAATTGGATTTTACGGCCATTCTTCTTTGGCTTGTTGTTACTGTTGTTATTTTTCATAATTGTTGTATATATGGTTGTTCAATAATATATATTATATATATGAAGTGAGTGTTATATATAATAAATGGGGTATAGGGTACCTAAATTATATTTTTATGTGTTTTGGAAATCTGATATCTTGAGGATATTATCTTCAACAAAAGCCAATCCTTTGCGTATCTGCTTGCCGCTTACGCAATAGTTTTCAACAAACTTGTGCTTCTTGATATATTTGATTTCGTCGAATCTGTGGCGTGAGATTGAACCCACAAACTCTACTGTGGTATAATTTTTGTCAATGCGTGCAAGAACATATGCTATAGGATACTTTCTGTTGAATTCAGAGATTTTTACCTTTAGTTCTATATCATCGCCCCGCCAAGTGCTGGTTTTGATCTCTATACCATCAAAATCGCTGTCATCGCCTATAGCATAAAGGTTTTCATCCAACTTCCGGTTGGTAATTTTAGCATATGCTATTTCAGCGCATATTCCTAAGATATGAGGAGTTTCTGGATTGCTATAGCCACATACTATGTTTCGTAGTTTGGCTTCTTTGGCTTGATTTCGCTTCTTACCTAGTTCTACGGCTAGGTTGCGCTCATCTTCGGATAGTTTATATACTGGATTTATCATAGGGGGTACCTAAAATTATCTGTCTCGTTCTTGTAGCATTCGTTTTGCTCGTTCTTCTAGCATTCTTTGTGCTGTTCTATAACTCCAAACTACGGCATTTTCTGCCGATGCACCTGCTGATAAATAACCTGTTAATGCCGCCGCAGCAAAATAATCTTTCAGCGTCATTTCAGTATTCAATGGTTGATTATTCATATGTCTTATTCCTCGTCAATATGAAAGCCATCATCATCCTCATATCCGTCCTGTGCGTTCATTTGGGAGTATAAAAATAATACAACTCCGCACAATACAAGTAGGCCAAGGAAAAATAATAGTATCTTCATTTGCCATATATTGATGGCAAAATCTGGCGTTGTCAAACTATAATAAGTTTACAAGCCGAATCTGCCTTTTAGGGCATTATAGTTTTGTATTTGCTCGTTGCGATTCAATGCCCTGTTATATATTCTTACGTTGGCTATTCTAATGCTGGAGTATTCCGTACTATATCCCGCATTTCTTCGTCTACCTATATCAATATTATCGTCGGTAGTAGTTTCGTTAGAAATTATTATAGAATTATTTGCTACAGTTTCCGTATAGCCATTTATTAAAAAATTACAAAACATAGAAGTTGTTCCTACTTCTACAGACCAAGACACTATATTCCAATCATTTGTTTTAATATAAGATAGACCAGTAGAAGAAGCATATACTCTATATACATATGGTGGACCATTTGTAGCGTGTTGCTCGTAAAAACATTCGGAAGCGGTACACCAATACCAACCATGACCTGTTTGACCAGTTTCTCGTTCGTTGGTCGCTATCCACCCACCGCCACCAGTGGGAATAAAAAATGCGGCTTCTACTGTCATTTTTTGATTTGAACCACCAATTCTAATAACATTGCTTCTGGTTATATAATCATTTGTACCATCAAACGCAATACTGCCATTATTACTACTATTGAATGTTGGTCCGTTAGTTAGTGTTCCGTTGTATCCATTGCCGCTTAAATCAAAGATGGTACTACTTCCACTAACATAACTTTTCTTGTTTCCTGCATCCAAAGACATTACTAATCCATTTGTAACCAATCTTGGTTGAACAGAGTTTATTGCTCTTGGTGTATCAAATCTGCCTTTGGTAGCATTATAATTTTCAAGTATTTCGGCGGGTGATAATTCTCTATTATAAAATTTTATTGAAGATATTGCGTTTCTGTGGTGAGCTACATAAGAAGCTCCATCTGTTTTGTTGATAAGTCCCAACGAAGCGGCTGCGACAGGAGCATTCTGACCAGTTCCAGAATGCCATAATGTTCCGTCCAAATAAATACGCATTATTCCTGTACTAGAATTTTTTGTGAAACACCAGTAATGCCAACCAGACCGTTCAGTTGCGGTAGTACTTTTATTTATTCGATCAAAAACTCCACCAGATGTACCCGTACCATTTCCCCCATCAAAGTAAATTACATTGTCTCCCCAAGTAAGATGTACGCTAAAATATCTTGCGTCATTTCCATCTTCGAGCCAGATTATACTTCCATCTCTTGTTGAAGTTATATTTACCCACACACAAAAAGAAACCTGACTACCACTCATTATTGACGGTCTTGCTAAAATAACGTGGTCATTTGTTCCATCAAAAACCATATTTCCCTTACCGTCGCTGCTAAAAGTTGGTCCATTAGTCAATGACCCGCTATTGTTATTACCACTCAAATCAAACCAAGTACTACTTCCACTAACATAACTTTTGCTATTGGCAGCATCCAGATACAATACCAATCCATTCTTTACAACATCTCCAATATACGCACTCATAATCCAAATCTGCCTTTTGTTGCGTTATAGTTTTGGAGAACTTCTGAGGATGTCAATCCTTTACCGGAATATACCTTTGCTGATGCTATATACCCATTTAACGGGTCGCTATTAAATTGAGTGTCGAGTCCATAAACCACACTGTTATTCACAAGTAGATTAAACGTGAATGCTCTGCTATCACGTAAAACTGCGTTGTTATATATATAACTGATTCCAGATATTCTTGTCCATACTATATAATGCCACCGGTTTATTGAGATAGAAGCATTACTCTCAGAAAAAGTAGAAGTTGTGTATAAGCTAATTCTACCGGCGGTGTCGGAATAAAGTAATGCACCATTATTTCCAGTAAAGTAGTTTCTTGCCAAAAAAATAGTAGGAGACCCACTAAGACTGCGAAAATACATCCAAGAACAAACTGCAAAATCTCCTGTCCCAAAATCAAATACATTTTTGTCTTGAATAACAACGTGATCGTTTGAACCGTCAAAAACAATTGCGCCAGAAAAAGACGAAGTGTATGTTGGACCATTAGTCAACGTTCCATTGTTATTATTCCCCGTCAAATCAAACCAAGTACTGCTGCCGCTGACAAAACTCTTCCTGTTTGCCGCATCAAGGCATAATACCAAGCCATCTTTTACTATACTAGGTCCGTATGAATATCCCATATACAAATAAGTATATGGACTATGTCATTTCAACTTATTATATCAAGGTTGCTGTATTTCTTGAATAATACTGGTTCTGGCGGGCAATTCATCCATTTTTCAAGCAATGTGCTATATACTTGTCTGAAATCGGTGCTAAACTCTACATCTTGATTTTTTTGTAGTTTTAGGTTTGGTGCTTTGCCATATACACCACCTTTTATATTTGAGCCTAATACAAATAGCGGGGCAGCAGTCCCGTGGTCTGTACCAGCACTATCATTTTCATTTGGACGACGACCAAACTCGCTAAATGTCATTGTAGTTACTTGATTATCAAGTTTATGACCTTCCAAATCTTTCTGAAAAGCAAAAAGTGCTTCAGATAGTTGAGACAATAGATTACCGTGATTGACTAGTTGATTGCTGTGTGTATCAAAGCCACCAATAGATACAAAATATACTCTGGTTGGCAATCCGGCGTGTATTAGAGCAGCAACATTGCGTAATGAAGATGCCAGATTGCTAGTTGGATATTTATAAGAAGGCTTATAGGCATCCAACTTTTGTTGTACTTTGCGTTCTGTTACCAATGTGTTCATTAGCGTTTGTTTTAGAAACGTGCTATTGTCATCACCGAGAATCTTGTCAGCATATGAACTTTCCAGCAACTTGCGTGTATCATCATTGTCGCGACGATTTATTCTATTTACAAAACCAAATGTTGAGTGGGGCTTTTTTCCGCCAAATGATTGCGGCGTGTTGCCTGTCATATGTATTGCGGTAGGATCGTGGCTGTCAGATGGCATACCAGAACAAGCATTATCAAGAAAACGACCAATCCAGCCTGTAGAAGATGTTCTATCACTATCCATCGCTGTTTCCCATATTTCGGTTGAACGAAAATGACTGCGATTTGGATTTGGATAACCAACATTTTGTATAATGCCCATCTTACCGCTGTTATACAAATCAAACATCTTGCTCATTGAAGGATGCAGACCGTGAGTACTGTTTAGTGCTATAGCGTCTTTTTTCTTGATGGCAATCTTTGGACGCAGATTATAATAGTTGCTGTCTTCATATGGCACTAGTGTATTCAATCCATCATTACCACCTGCCAATTGAACAAGCACAAGTATGCTCTTGTCTTTTTCTGGTTTTGGTGATGATGCCATTGCTGAACGAACAAGAAACTCTGGAGCAAACTGACCGAAAGCAAGCAGGCCAATGCCTGATGAAGACAACTTGATGAACTCTTTGCGTGTATGGGGTAGATTTTTCATATGTTTAGCATAGTTGATATTCAGGTGATTGTAGTATTGTGACCGCAGCACGCTTCAATCTAAAGGTAGGTATGTTGCGTTCTTTTTTCAGGGTGGGGGTACCTAAAAATTTTTGTATGTTGCTTACAAGTTGTGGAGATGGATTTGATATAAATCTATTACACAATACATTTGCCGCCGTAGCAGCATCCAACTTGGATAGTTCAGCCAACGAACTTTCAGAGAATGTAAATGTTGGATTGCCAATCTGCTTGGCATCATTCAACAATCTCTTTTCATCCGCATTCAATACCTTTTCATCCAATACAGCGAATAGATTTTCAACCGTTTGGCGGCGTGCTTGTATAGTGCTTGAGTTTATCCAGTTCTTGCCGCCGACCCATCCACGTACATTTGGCGGATAAAATGGCATCTGTCCCATACTTCTCAATGGTTGAGTAACCAATCTCTGTAATGGGGATACTTTGATTCCACTATCCTGCACCAGTCCGCAATAAAACTGAATAGGACTTTTTATATAGTTGTGCTTATACTGCTTGCTATAGAATATATTGCTGGCAAAAAACAAACCAAGCAATGCTCGCAGGCTATAACTCGTTTTACTCCATTCTTTAGCAATAGCATCAAGATATTCAACACCAACTTCACTGTCAGTAAGATAAAACTTTATCATTTCTTGCGGCAAGAATCTGCCAGCAGCAGGTTGGCGATATGCTATATCAATAACATCATCGCCGCTAAATCTGCCAGATGTATCAAATATGCTTTTTACTCCAGCATCGTGCTGTGGAGCACTTAGATAAAATCTTTGATTCTTTGCTCTATAGCCAGTAAATGCCTTGGCTGATTCTTTGATGTCTTTTTCATTATAGTTGCCTTCGCCAAGCACAAACAACTCAAATAGTTCTCTGGCAAAATTTTCATTTGGAGCACGCTTGTCATTTCTGTTGAGGTCAAGATATTGTATCATTGCTGGCGAGCGTGATACAAACTTGGTAAGATTAGGAGCAGTGTTATATGCGTGCTTTGCTAGTATATCAAAATGTTGATGAACAGTTGCAGGATCTCGCACCTTGTCTGCTCCAATAACATACACATCACTCAAAAAGAGATTCCATTTATAAAACGCACTATTTTCATATACAGATGCGTCTTGTATCCAACTTATAGCAAGATCATTTATGCCATTGCGTTGTTTGTTTTGTATTTCTCGACGCAATTTGTTGCGTTCTTCTACATCAGCACCTCGCATAGATGCTTGTAGTTCTTTTTCTTCTTGCTCAAACTTGGCTACAGACGCCGGTTTGGATATGCCACGGCTTGGTGCGTCGAGCGGAAACAACTTGTTGAGTGTACCACCCAATCCATCTTGTAGTGCCTGCTTACTCTGTCTTGGGTCGCAGACCAACCTGCTCTATTCAGTAGATGCCGTGCATTTTCCTCATTCCATTCAGAAACTGGCAACGGCTTCCACGCATTCTCAACACTAAGTCCGTTGATAATATTACTCATACAATATATAAGTATATACCAACGGACCCAAGAATATTCTATTTACAAAACATTTACGTTTTTGTATTGTCCTTGTCTTTATCTTTCATCTTACGAATATCAAGTGAAAGAACCAGCAGCAGCATAAAGTTGCCTGCTGTAATCTGCCAAGGATTTCCGACCAAAACGCCCAGACCAGCAACGGTCAAAGCAAATAAACAAAGAAGGGCTTCAATGATAGTGTATCGCATAGTGTTTGTAATATACAACAGTAATGGAAGATGTCAAATAGTTTCTTTCTTGGTAAGTTATTATAACTCGTTGAAAAATGCTTGTTTTTGACATATTATGCTATTTATATGTATGTCCAATTTTGAATCTACATTCCTAAAGCACAGAGCATTGCTCAAAGAACATTTTATGCTCAATGAAAATGCTGAGTATGAAGGCAAGTTGGACAAGATGATAGAACACCTCAAGGGCAAGAAGAAAGTTTTATTTCTTACTACCAGCACTCGTTGGTCAGGCGACAAGCAAAAGCCAAAAAGCACTGTGCTCGCTGAACATATTGCTGAAGAAGTTGGCAAAAATGTTGAACTTATTGACGTTGGTGCCTTGACAATACATTGCTGCGAAGGTAATGTAAGTAAAAATGAAGGAAACAACTGCGGAGTAAAAGAATCTGCTCTAAAAGATAAAGAAAAAAATCCGACCGGCGATCATCGTTGCTGGGCTTCATTCAATAACAAAGATGATGAACTATGGAAAATATCTAAGTCGCTCTTCGAGGCTGAGAGTGTTGTGTTTTTTGTTAGTGTTCGTTGGGGCCAAACTAATAGCGTATATCAAAAACTCATAGAACGCTTGACTTGGCTGGAAAATAGACACAGCACACTAAACGAAGATAATATCATCAAAGACAAAGAAACAGGTATTGTCTTGATTGGTCAGAACTGGAATGGTGAGAATGTACTTGATACTCAAAAGCAAGTATTGAAGTTTTTTGGCTTCAAGGTTCCAGATGTGTTGTCATTCAACTGGCAGTATTTGGATAATCCAAAAGACGAATCACAAAGCAGCTACAAAAAAGCCCCCTCTGCGTTTGAAGAGGCTTTTGATGTCAAACTGAAATAATATATCAGGGAATACGAAGTCTGATATAACTTATGCCACGTTCAATGGCATACAAGACCTTGTTGATTAGACGACGTATCTTGGCCCATACTTTGGTACGAAAGATATACTTGTTATACCACTTGTTTCTTTCCTTTTCATCCTGTTGTTGCCATTCAATCGTTCGCTGCTTGCGTTCTGCGTTGGCTGTCTTATCGCACTTGAATAGTTCTATCTTATCCAACTTGCCGTGGGTAAAATATGCAACATACTCAATCCAATAATCATATTCGTCTCGGTCAAGCATAGTATAAAAATATATCTTACCGTGCTGACCATCCAGTTCTTCTTTATATGGCTCTTGGCGGTCAATATATCCACCCAAAAAAGATTCAGAATCTTCTATCCATTCGGTCTTTCTATATTTCTCCACAAACAATCTGCCGCCCTGAATATAATAACTAGCCATTACGTTGTCTAAATCTTTTGTTTGGAAAGATTCAGCAGACAGATCAATGCCAAGAGCATCAATCTCTGAGTTGGTTGGCAGTTTATCTGCCACATTGATATAGTCGAACATTCCCATAGTATTATCCTCGTTTAATCAATATATATGAATTATAATAACTTGAACGCAGCGATTGTATGCTGAAATGGGTTACCTTCTATGTTCTTTACCAGATTTAGCATCTCTGCTGCAACTTCTCGTATTTCCTTTTGAGCATCCGGCTTGTTGCGTAAAGACAAGAAGTGATAGAACGAACGCCAGTTGAACATAACATCAGCACAAATCTGGCTGTTGTACGTCTTAAAGAATCTGGCACTTTCCTTTACACGCTTCTTGTCCATACCTCTATTTACAAGATCTGCCACACACTTATGATATAGTTCATTGCCCTTTTCTGTGTATGCTTGCAGCAAGTCCTTCCAGTCCTGCGGCCAATCATCGGGTATAAGAAACTTGTCCTGCTTGATTTCTTTGTATCTGGCACTTTCACCATTCACAGATACACCAACTCGGTGCTTAATCAAATGAATATGGGAAGCGATGTCTGTATCTACAAGGAAATGAAGACTGCTTTTCTCAAACGGAGTATGATGTCCGTGGTCAGCAAGCATCTTTAGCAGAGCAGGTATGCGATTACGCTTTTCTTCTGTTATTTCTCTGCTGGTAGATGTCCAAGCCGAACAGGCGATTATTGTATCATCTCCATAGTATCCCAACAATTCTACTGTATTATTCATGTAATTCGTATTTTTTTGTTTTAGTATTAAATTTAATTTTTCCACTCTTTACAAGCGAATATGCAATTTTTTCAAGCGAGTCGTGCATACTTGAATGTTCTTCTTCATTGCTGTATAAACATAAATTCTTTAATTCATTATTTAATTTATCCCCGTCTATATGATGAACCCCTTCTCCTTTACCATATCTCGTTCTTTTTAATTTTCTACCAATATAATTTTCCATAACCAGAATATGTTCTGGTCTATACATTTCCCATCCATTTTCTATTTCCAAATATTCTTTAGATTTAACATATCTATATCCTCTCTGTGAGACGTATTCGCATTTTTCCTTCCTGTTATCATAGCGAGGTTTATAAGGATATTTCTTACCTTTATTATAATCATTACCATATTGTCTCTGGAATTCACTTCTATCTAAATCAAATTTTCGTCTGCCCCTTAATTGAATTGCATCCCATGTTCTGTTAGGAAGAAGCCGCATTAACGCATCTTTTTCCATAGTTTCATAATTAGTTTTTATAATTAAATCTTCTTCTTTTGACCATATTTTATTTGTATTCATAATACTATAAATATGGTTCAGATATAGTTTTTTTCAGAAAAAATGTAGTTCATCACTGCCATAATGTCCAATAAGTTCTACTTTGTTATTCATTCTTCAATATTTTTTTGGTGTTGTAATCCTACGTCTTCTGTAAGCACAAGAGATAGTATATCAAGCGAGTCTTTTGTCAATGGCATAAGAGTGCTATATACAGGACTATCATTGATAGTTTCATCATCAAACCCTTCAAGTTCCATAGCACGAATAAGTCCTCTATTTAGTATAGATGCTTTTGCTCCTTCTTCACTAAAGTCAGGAAAGATTGTTACAAATCCTGTGTCTGTTTGTATATCGCAGATTGATGCGTGATATTTGCCATCATCGCTCGTGGTTGTTTCGCAGTCACATACCAACCCAACGTCTGGGTCTCTTTTTACTGCTGCGGCAACAATAGCATCAGCAAACTCTTTGACGGCATCATCTACTTTTTGGTTTAGTTTAGTCATTTTTCTTTGGCCAATACTTTTCGCCGCCAAAATAATAGCGTGTGCGTTTGATTGCCTCAAGGTCAATGATATAATCTGCCAACTCTTCCTTCTGGAAAGGCTCCAGTTTCTTGAGTTTCTTCAATGCTTTGATATTGCTTTCAATATGACCAATAGATTCTGATAGAGCATTTACTACAAGATTATCAATAACTTCTTCGTCGATTTCAATTTTCATGATTTACAAGTTTTTATATAGATTGGAGTTTTTTCACCGACATAAGCACATTCAATATTATAATGAAAATATTCCCACGCATCGTCCTCGGTCATATCTTTTGATAATATTTCTATGATCTTGTCTATGCTATATACTGCCCGAATATTGTCGGTTGTCAATCCAATAAATGCTTCATCAAGACCATCAGCAAGCAATACTTCTTCATCAGGATCGCTGCCCGTATATTCATCCACGAACGTGTCTATTTGTTCTCTGTTCATTTGTTTGCTCCAAAATAATCAGACACAATCTTTAGTGCTGGTAGCAACTTCTCAAAATATTCCTTGTCTTCGGTTTGATATTTCTCAAGTTTCTTTTTCTTTTTCAGTACCGTCAACTCTTCTTTTACAAAGTTATTATGCCAACGCAACTGACTCTTGACCACAGAGTCAATCAACTCAGGTTCCATTTCGATTTGTATTTTCATCGGTATACTCAATGTTATAATCAAAATCGTTCATGATATGGTCCCATAGCATTTCGCGCTCACGGTCTTCTTTTAGTTCCATTCTTTCATTGAGCGTGCCAATCATAAAATCAATAACCGCATCATTTGCATGCATGAAGTCCTTGATGCGAGTAATGTCCTTCTTATATTTGCTGTCAATTATTAGTTTTTTCATTTTTCTTGGCTTTGTTTTTTGTTTCAGTTCCAACTACAGGTTGTTGTTTTCTAAAGATATTGTTCCAGTTTTCGCAGTATTGCGTATATGATACGCTGTATGGTCTTGGTTTGCTTCCTTTTCCGTTGCTCATATTAGTTGTCCAAAAGATATTCTTTGTTTTTTGGGAGGTTTTTCACGGGAATATATTCACGCTCGGCCAATTCTGGATTGGTCTTTGCTTCTTCAATATTTAGTGTTTTATACCATCCACCTCTATGTCCTCCACTTACGTGTAGTTCACCCGGCTTGCCAGAATATTCGCAGGTTCTGGCAGACAATATTTCAGCATAATGAACAATGCCATCAATATAGTTGCGATAACCATCCTTGATTTCATTTATATCTGGATACTTTCCAGATTCTCCAAGTTTGTTCAGTTTTTCATCAAACTCAAGTTTGTAATAAAAGCGAAGCATACCAAACTTCTCTTTTACCTGCGTAGCAATAAACTTTGGCGGATTTACTTGAAAAAATGCATTGCCATCATTCTGATCTCGGTCGGCTGGATCTATGGATATTCCAGTAGAATATAACTCGGTGCAGGCTTGACACATTGAATCAATAATATCATACCAGCCGTCGCTGCACTCAAAACCCCATCCCATACAAGAGTGTAGAACAGAAGTTTGTCTGTCCACGAATACACTCGGATATTTCTCACAAAGTTGTTTGTCTAGATTTGGACTCATAAAATTTTTACCATTTCAATTCTATCTCTGGAAATAGATGATTGTCAATGAAGTTCTTTACGTCTTCTTCTTTATGACCGCAGTTTATAAGAAAGCGTGATGTATGTATATTGTTTTTTTGATTGACGCAATAGTGATTGTGAGCAGGAGCATTATTGACATTTCCAATCGTCCCGCCAACATTTTCAATATAAAACTTCATACAATCCTTTGCCACATCAATGACTTGATTGAGTTCTTCATCTGTATTTACCATACCTGCCGCAATCATATTTGGACTAAAGATGCGTTTGCCCCAATCTGGCAGTTCTCTATCCTTTTTCCATACAAGGTCTTTGGTCTTTTCCTTGAACCATATATTCATAGGATGATTTTCATCACCCATACTAAAGTCAAGAAATACACCTGTGATTTTATTGGCTCCGCATATTACGTCAAAGCCAAAAATAGGAGAACTATCATCGAGGTGTGGAAAGATGCAGATATGCATAATCCACATCTTTTTTGACGATGATACATCCAATACTTCAATATGACCACGGCGAAATCTTAGATTACGAAATATTCTATTTGTCCAAGCATATTTGGATAGTTCTTGTAGTTCTATCTCAATACTATCCTTGGCCAGCAACAAATATAAGTCGCTGCTCAAGGTTCGCATCTTGTCAAATATAACACTCATTACAACCAAAGATCACGTTTGACTCCGCATATTTCATCAACAATATCAATCGTATAACCAAATGCCTTATTTGCTTCTTCTGCCAAGTTTGGCGTAGCAAACTCACGCATCTTCATACGCAGTGCAGGCAGATTATGCTCAAAATCATACATTCTACCAGTGCTTGGCACAAGGCTCTTTAGCATTTGACCACCAAACATATCACCAGCAAATCTTACATAAAAGTGAGCAGCAACCTTTTCCTTGTCATCAAGATTGATAAGATAGTTGTAATATAGTGTAGTACATAGGCGAATAATACATCTCTTACCATTTACAGTATTTGCTTCTTCAAGGTCTGCCTTGATTTTATCTGAACGCTTGATGCCATCAAACTCTTGTAGTATACCAAATCTATTGGCGGCATATTCAAGCCCATCATATACCAACGCAAACTGAGTCAGATAATCCATATATTCATATGGCGTAAGTGCCTTTGCCATAAGCAAACGCATAAATACGGTATTCTCTGCTTTAGTATGACTTTCTGCTGTAAGTTCTCTTAGTGTGCTCATAAGTTATATCATTTCTTGGTTAGCCAAATATAAAATGGCTCAAAAATATTATCTATCGTTTTATTTACTACATATACCATTGGTAGCGTGAACCAAATCAATGGTCCGCACATCAAAAAGAATGTAATCTTTTGCGGCTGTAATATAACCTTACCAAAGTAAATAGGATACGTGATTGCTCCAATGAGCGACCATAAGCATCCGAATATAAACAATCCTTCAAGTAGTATATTATTCATTTTCGGACATTATGCTTACAATTCCATCTTTGTCAATATCAAAAATAGTAGGCTTGCCCCAAACAAGATATGCCTCGTTTAGCATAGATACATTAGCATATGTTGTTTTGGGACCAATATAATTTGTTTGACCGTCGAAGTGAATATGTCCAAAAATATGTAGTTTAGGGGCAATACGCAGTGTAGCATCGAGCAAATCTTTGCAGCCTACATTTTCTGTGGTCTCGAATTCTGGACGAAGTGCCTTATCGCAAATGCCATACGGAGGACCGTGCGTAATCAATACATCAGTATCATCTGGTATAATATCCCAATGATGCTTGATTTCTTCGCCTCTATGGCGATTGAATGCCCAGTTATAGAAAAAAGGCTGAATAGGCGATCCGAAAAATTTTAGTCCATTTATTGTGCAAGAAGTTTCCTCAAGATAAATCAAATCTGGAAACTCTGTCAGCAATCCTCTGAACAACGATGGATCTTTTTCACAGATCCAATCGTGATTGCCTGCGATAAAAATCTTGTGCTTATGAGGATGCGTATTGAACCATCTCAAAAAAATCATAGCATCACGCACGTTCCCCTCAGAGGAAAAATCTCCCGCGTGAATCAACACATCGCCATCTGGTATTTTTATACCAAAATGGAGACCATGGGTGTCAGAGATGGATACAATACGTGTCATAACTTGATTAGAGCAACAATAATAGCCAATATTGCCATACAAGCAAGCACTTTCTTTATGATTTGGAATTTTTGTTCAGATGTCATTGTGTGCTAATATTTTGTTGTAGTAGCAAGCCATTTTCTAAAAAGATCATATGCTTCGCCGTGATCGTGTATGACTTTACCTTGATAATGAAATCCCTCTTTTGTCAATCGCAACATAACTTCTTTTCCAGACATAAAATTTATTTCTGGATTTGGATTATGCTCACACAAAGTCAAACCGGGTTCATTTGTGTATAAAGGTGTATCGCTCACGGCTTCTCCTTTTGTGCGGCGTCGATGGCGGCGACGATGAAGTCGCGTGCCAGCTTGCGCGTCGCCTTGTAGCGCTCTTCTCCGTTGTCGATGTAGGCATCTAGCTCGGCTAGCGTGCCAGCAAAGCAACCGCAGAACAGCCGCAGCTCTCCAGCGATCACTACGCCAGATAGCTGTCGTCCTCTCTCGCCGTGCGCGTCAAACGAGCATTGGGCATAGCGTAGGCCAGTCGCCTCGACCAAGTTGGCCCCGCTCAGGTAAGCCCCGCTCAGGTCGGCCCCGCTCAGGTCGGCCCCGCGCAGGTTGGCCCCGCTCAGGCCGGCCCCGCTCAGGTCGGCCCCGCGCAGGTTGGCCCCGCTCAGGTTGGCCCCGCTCAGGCCGGCCCCGCTCAGGTCGGCCCCGCGCAAGTTGGCCCCGCTCAGGTAAGCCCCGCTCAGGTTGGCCCCGCTCAGGTTGGCCCAGCTGAAGTCGGCCCCGCTCAGATCGGCCCTGCTCAGGTTAGCACATTTGCCCCCACTTCCCGCGAGCCACAAAGCGTGGTCGTCCAGAATGCGTTTGAGTTCGTATGGTGTCACGGCTGCTCCTTTCGTGCGGCGTCGATGGCGGCGCGTATGTCTTCCCCGAGCGGTGGATGCGGCCAATAAGTCGCGTTCTGAAGCCAGTCCAATCGCTCCTTATCCGCCCGCAGCGAGGCGTTTTCACGCTCCAACTCGCGAGCAAAATCAATCTGGACGAACTCTTCGCCCTCGTCTGGATTGAATCCGAAAAACTGAGCCTTCGCGTCTGTTCTTGGTGTGTCGCTCATGATGTTCCTTTACAGATCGTTATGGGTTTGCAGCAAAGCCGCAACGATCTTTTCAGCATTTTCTTGAATAGAAGGATAAGCAAGAGTGTTGAACGCTTCGCCATGCTTCTTGATGAACTTGTCCCAGTCCTTCTTTTGCTCTTCAGTAAGAAGACTTTTAGATGGACGAGCCTCACCAGCCTTACGAATAATATCAACCAGATTGTCTTCCATTACGCGAGCAGCAGCAGAGATATGAGCCCTGTCTGGATAAATCTCTTGGCGAATAGAGGTAGAACCATCCTTGACGTGAATCAGCCAAAAGCCGTTGCGAAGACCCTCATAAGCATAAGGATCATTGTCAGGAATGAACTTCTTGCCAACTTTGCGATAAAGCCGCTGATCTTCTCTGATAGAAGCTCGATGAGTAATAGGATCAGATTGAAACTTGAAGTTGAGTTGATTATGAAGCCGCTTAACTTCGTTCTTGTAATACTCGATAGTTTCTGTCTCGGTTTTAGTTTTCATATTCGCTATTATGATACAGATATTTTATATGTCAACTATAATTTGTGTGCATCTTGAAGTAAAATTCCATAAGTGCGATTTTTCTGGCATCAAGCATAGATTTGGTTACGGCTTCAGAAAAGAACTTGTTCATAATGCCTTCTATCTTATTATATTCTTTACTATCATCAAAGTCATATACTTCTACGCCGTGTGAAAAGTAGCTTACGCATTCTTGCTTATGTTCTTCTTTCGGAAATTCACTATTACAGATATGCGTTTCAATAAACTTTACTTTTGCTTCTTCTTTTGACTTACCACTAACTACGGCAACAGAAAATGTCAATCCTTCTCCGGTTGCGAAATGTTCCAGAAAGCAGAAATATGATTTGTATTTATTCACGGTTGTTCTCCAATCTCTGGATATGACTCTATCCTAAAGCCTTCAGGGAAGTCAATATGATCTTTTAGATATGGATAGATTTTGTCGTGTTCAGCACCTCCATCAAGATCATCTCCAATCTTTTGGCTAAAATCGTACCAACTATCCTTTTTGCTTTTGTTCCATTGTGTCTCACTTTGAGCAACAACATAACGCAGCATACCATTTCTGTATCTTATATACAGCCATTTGCCATCTTCTGTATTTGCTTCAATCTGATATGGACAAGCGCCACCAGCGTAAATAATTTTGGATATTTTTATCATTAGAATTTCCTTTCACTTTCCATTCTGCGAAGTGTTTGTTCGGGTGTTTCATTATGCAGCATTTCATATGAGCAGCCAATAGTTCCACCTTTCCAAGAACCGCTTCTCTCTCCTACTTCATCATCAAACTTTACATCCAATGTAGTGCTAACCATCTTGACCCAAGGAGCCCATCTTACAGTCCAAGTGCGGCGTTCAATATGACAAGTTGCCTTTCGGTTTTGTATCGTGCCATTCTTTAGAACATATGTATAATCATATGTCTTGGCATTGTCTTTTACCCAAGCCTCTTTTTCATTATACCATTTGTGCCAATCTCTTTCGCCAGCTTCTTCTTTACATACTGTTTTCATATCCCAATCAAGCAGTTCAGTACGCTTCCATTTGTATGTCCAAGGCATATCAATATGCGGCGATTTATTATGAAATTGAAATACCGTTGCTTGCCAGTTGTTTAGATTAGGATAAAGATAAAAACCGTAATTGCGTTCTTCTTTGGAACTTTGTGCGGCCTTTACTCCAAACGATGGAGTGCGAATATAAAATGATATAAAATATAGACCGATAATTAGTTTAGGCTCATAACAGTAATGAGGACCATTCCATCTAAACGAGATGTCTTTATTCAATGGAGCAATTTCGCCCCACGAAAATTTATATGAGCGACCTCTGCCGCCGTAGTTATGCTTATAGCCGATTATTTTTAGTAATTTATTCATTTTGATAATGCTTTTGTTGCCATAGTATCTATACGCATAAACTTCCCCCAAGCATCTTGTAATGTTGGTGTATTCAATGGACCTGCTTTGGCAATACAATGTGCAGTTGTGGCTATTTCCTCCAATGCTTCACGCAGTTTGGCGATTTCCTTTTCCTGCTCACAAGCGTGAGAATATAACTCTTTATAAGCGTGATGCCAAGGCTTGCCAAGATTAACTACTTGTACTTTTTGAGTGTGTGGTGTATCAGTCATATGTTTATGTTGGCGTCCCTCCTTCGTTAAGGTGCTGTTGCATAATAGCATCTCTTAGAAACATGGCATCTCTTGGAAAAACCGATACTGCGTCCATTGAAAAGTGACCATCCAAATGATCGCATTGTAAAAACTCATAGGCAGGATATCTTTTGCCATTCCATTCAATAAACATTTGGCCATTTTCTTCAATAACTTCTGCGATATTATTATACATTACAAATTCCCCATCCTCGTTAGTTCCAGACCATTGAAAATCTAGGCTGTCAAGATGCTTGGCTTCAAATTCGGGTGAATACCTTGGCTTAAATTTAATTGTCATTTTTTATAAAAATTATATAGGATCGCCACGCATCCATTTATCGCCGGAAAGGCAACTATGTCCAATATCCAGCGAAGCCGCATCAGTCATTTGTTTTATTTTTTGCTCGCGTATGACGGAACGGCATCGTGCAATCAGTTCGTCAAGGTTGGATTCGTCGAGTGATTCAATTGCCAATGCGGTTTTCAAGGCTGTCCGCAGTGCCTCGTTCTCGCGTTTGAGTTTTTTCTCTACTGCCATTCCTGCTCTAGCGGCACATTGATAGTTTTCCTTGTCTTGAGCATAATTTATTTTTAGAGCAATTAGTTTTCTTTGCAACTCGGCGTTCTCACGTTCAAGTTTTTCAATATATTCTCGCAAAGTTGCGAATACTTCAGGAAAACGCCGTACAAGTTCGGTAGCTTCTTTGTTGTTCATAACTTTATGATTTATTCTTTATGCTTTCAGCAACAGCAGCGTTAGTATCATTGACTAATCCCGCCGAAATATTAGGTTCACCCATTCCATAAGCATCTACTTCTGCATACCATTCTACCATTACATCTCTCCAACGTGTTAGTATTTCTAAATACTTTTTATTCTCTGTTTCAATTTGATGTCTATAACTTACACTTTCTCTGGATAGTTCCGTAAGCGACTCTCGTAATGCAGATTCAGTAATAGCCATCTGCTTAAGCTCTTGTTCGAGTTTAAATATTTCATCCCACGGATTTGGAATATATCTATCATTGTCGTGCCACCATTTATTGTTTTTCATATAATATTCCGTCAAATCTCATATTTGTTACCTGGAAACTTTTCTTTATAAAGGCGAGCGATCATACTCTTTGTCCCATTCTCAATGGCTATAAGCGTATATTCAGATTGGCTGATTACACAACCAGCACGCCGATTGGTAAAAGAAATCTCATTTAGCCTATTTTCTTTTTCTTCTTCGGTTGAAAGAGCGAAATCAAGTGGATGTGGCTCGGGAATAATCTCTTTCTTCGCCTCCTCAATCCTATTATTCAGCCATTTGATAATTGATTCATGTCTCTTCTCAAGAAAAGCAATCTTTTCCTTATCGGTGAGTTGCAGAGTATCAAGGTCTGATTTCATGCTGTATAGAGTGACTGATTTTTATATGAAAGTCAAGAGTTATTCACTCAAGCCGCTTGTAATTTTTATCAATATAAGCAGTAAATTCCTTGAGCGTCTTGAAACTCCAAGCCTTGCATCCATCTTCATTCATCATATACCATCCTCCACTCTTTCCATAAACGCAATAGCCTCTGTAGTTGTATCCATCGGAGTAAGGAAGTTTAGCAATCTTATGTTGAATTTTCATAATGAATATGCTATGGTCTATTGTTTATAGAAAGTCCAGCTTATTCTAACGGAATGTTGTTCAGAGAGTTCTTTGCTTCCTCAATAATGCGATAAAGGAAGTCAACCGACACTACGCCGAGATGGTCCTCTGCGAAATTACCAGCCTCATGGTAATTGGCAAAGAAACCAAGAAACTTGAACGAACCGCCCTCAATCTTGAAATATGCAGTTTTCATAATGAATATACTATGGACTGCTTTTTATAGAATGTCGAGAGTTTTTAGAATAAAACTTTATCGCGTCATCTTTATTATCAAAGATAGTGATTTTTTCATAACTGTGAGTATAGCCAAAGTTGCCTTCTTTTACAAATCTCTTGGCTTCTTCTTCGGTTGTTACAGCGACTCCAAACGGTCTATCTAATGAAGATGTAGTGCCGTCGCTATCACTCAATAACAGATATATGGTTTTCATAAAATCAATCAGATTTCATCTTTGCATTTCCAAAACATTGAATTGAAACAAATAGAGTCATCTTCCCACTTACCAATGGTCTTTAGAAATGCCTCTGCTCTTTGCTCTGCGGTTGCGTGCCACATTTGATTGCCAAGTGTAGTTTTATCTTCACCATTGACAATAACATTCGCCAATTCTCCAACATAAGCACTCAATTGTGAGTCAGATAAGCGTTTTTCTGCTTCGTGCATTTCGTTTAGATTTCCTGCATAATCGGGAGGATATCTATATGCAGTACCGTTTGGACTATTCCAAGGATGAGTTGCATAACTTGTGTTATCAAATGTCCATCCAAAAAACAGAGCAATGCGTCCATTTGGGCCATAACTTTCAATGATATGTTTGGTTTTATCCATAGTATTATTCTTCCCACTTACCAATGGTCTTTAGAAATGCTTCTGCTCTTTCTGCGGCAGATACATGAGTAATACACCATACAGATATTCCCATAATATCAAGAAGATGGCCCATATATGTTTTGATCTCTTCTGTAGATAGGTGTTCTTCTGCTTCGTGCATAGCATTTAGGTCATTGGTATAATACTCAATAAACTCCAACGGTTCTTTTTGTGATTTTCTGCCCATCAACGAAAGACAATCATCGTCCATATCCACAACATACTCACGCACATCAATATACCCAAGATATTCAGCAATAGCGGTTCTTTGTTTATTTTGGTTCATAGTATCAATCTCCAATAACAATATATTTTATCTCTGTTCCGTCAAGGTAATTCTTCAGATCAATATACTCTTGATGAATTTTTTTATTGAAGGGATAGAACTCCTCAATATACTGGTCTAAAAGGTCTAACCAATCACTCGATTTCCAAAGCGGCCAACCACCGTATTCGTCATTATTTCTAACGCCAACACAAAGAAATTCATCTTTGATTATTGTCGCAAACTTTTTAGAAACATGCTTGCATATCTGATGATCAAATATCATAGTATGCGGTTTGATTTTAGATAGTTTTTTGTTCATGGTTGTTCTTTTCTAATACCGCAGTTTTTCTACTAACCCCAGAGAATCCTATGCGTTTTAGTCGAACTTCAACAGGCCCGACTCGTTTACCTTGTCGGTTTTTTGGTGTCCAATAAGCATAACTTCCTTGCCACCAGACTATATCGCCTTCCGAAATACAGAGCGATTGACTTGTACGCTCTACAAAAATAGCACAGCTTTCAGAAGGATTCTCCTGCGTGTTTATCCACACGCGGTTTCCGATGTCAATAGTTTCAATGACTTTTCCTCCCACGCTCATGTCGGTGTCCCTCCTTCAGTTAGGTGCTGACGCATAATAGCGTCGTCTCCTGTTTGCTTACTCGTAACGGCGCGTGCGATATCACGCAATTCATTTGCGTCTAACGCATAAGCATCGGCAATCATTTGAAGTCTTTCCCGTAGGGCGGCGTTTTCGGCCAGCAATTCGGCCTTATCGATTTCCAGTCTTTTATTTTCCCATTTCATGAAGGCATAGCTAGACAGGGTTTTATCATTTAGTTGGCGAAGTTCCTTAGCATGTCTAACTTCAATTGGTGAAGGTGTATCACTCACGGCTGCTCCTTTCGTGCGGCGGCGTCGATGCTGGCGCGAATGTCTTCCCCGAGTGGTGGATGCGGCCAATAAGTCGCGTTCTGAAGCCAGTCCAATCGCTCCTTATCCGCCCGCAGCGCGGCGTTCTCGCGCCCCAAATTGTTGCGTTCAGTTTCAATAAGTCGAATTTGTTCCCGTAGAGTATAAACTTCAGACTCCCAGAATGTTTGTTTGTTCATATTTCTTCCTCATATCGGCTCTTACGAGCATTATCAATTACTGTTAAAGTATTTGCTATAATAGCAACAGCAGTTCCTACTTTACCCTGATTATAATAATCTAAAGCCTGCCTCATACCAGTGATTGCTACCATATTTTCACCCTTGAGACTAGCAACTTCTCGCTCCAATTCTTTTATACGAATTGCAGCGTTCTTAATTGTTTCAGATGGTAATCCAACGTTCATAATGCAGATGCTATATTGAGGTTATAGAATGTCAAGACAACTTCTTCACATCATTCCAATATGTCTCTGTTTGATAATCAGGAATAAACTCTGATGCCTTTGTTAGAGCATCAATGGCTACGCACATTCCCATTGTAAGACGTTTGCTGTCTTTATATGAATGTCCATTGCTAAACTCACATACAATACGAGTGTGCTCCAATGCAAGAACAACATCTCGCAACATTTTTTTCAGTTTGGCGTTTTCACGGGTTGTTTCAGTCATTTTTGACTTGTTTTTCATAATATCAATCCAATCTTACGGTTGAGCCCTTGAAGAAAATGCCTCTGCTTACATTACCAGACACTTTAGTTCCATTTGGAGCAGTTGCTATAAATCCTGTGTTAAAATAATCTTGCGTGCCATTGAACCATCTGTATCCAGTAATCTTGATATCTTTATATCCACTGGCTTGTAATACTCTGGTTGCTCCATCAGCATCAACAGCAAGTACAGGAGCAAATGCCGCCATACCAATCCCCACAGAAAAAAGAATCAATACAAATACTACTCCTGATATCTCTTTTAGTGTTTCTATCTTATTATTGAATTTCATAAATTAGTCGGTCAAATGCATAATCTCAAATGTTCCGCTTACAGTGCGAGGATTGCCATTTTGATCAATAAAATGTATAGTATTTGGCCCACGCCAAGTAATCTTGCTTGTGCTATACATTTCTGGAAAAGCACTTACGTTATAACGAACCATAAACTGGTTCTTATCGTTGCTTCTGTTATTCTCAACAATCTTTTTATTTTCAACCTTACAAGCAGGCAGCAACAACAAAGCAGATGCTAATATGATAATTTTATTCATCTAAAAGTTTTAGCACGTCGCTTATTTCGTGTCTGATTTCGGTCGCAAGTTCTTCTGTTGTATTGAACGCAGAACCATACTTGAGATGATTTCTCAGCATACTATCAATATTATACAACGCATTCCACGCAGTAGCAGAATGTATGGCACGAAGATGTTCGCTTCGTTCTTCTGGTAGATTATATTCCAATGTTGCTTTCATTTGTTTTTCTCTTTCAGCAGTTGGTTCAATCTGGCAATCTCCTTTTCATATTCTTCAATTTCTTTCTTGGCAGTTTTCAGTAAATCACCCTCGCTGCTATTCGGAAATGCATATGTGCCATCCGTTTTAGCATAAAAGTAAAATAGATTTGATAGAAATACTGATTTCATAACTTTAGTTCTGCTGCTGCTTGCCAAGGATAGTGCCACGGATTTTTCTGGCTGTCAATGTCTTTTATCCATTCTTTCGCAAGTTCTACATTACTAAACTGCTTGGCAGTGCCACACAATCCAAGTATCATATTACGAGCCTCTTTTTCAGTTGAGTCCTCCCAATCATCACAACCACTGCAACTGCCATAATAATCAGTCATAATAGCAACTTCGCCATTACTAAACTTATAAGCAATAGCAATAACACCCTGCCAATCACCAGAAGTATACCAAGATATAACTTCAGCATTTTTGCCAAAGATATTACGCATTACATCCTCGTGTCCACCAGCACAACGAGGTTGAGACAATACAAGCGGCCAATCAATATAATCTTCAAGAATGAGGCTCATAATGAATATACTATGACTGCTTTTTATAGAATGTCAAGAGATTATGCCGGTCCTTCTCCACAAGCAGGTTCAAGATAGTTCGGTCCACCTACAATTTCGGTATCTTCATCATACTCATAACAAGTGCCAACGAACTTACAGTTCTTACACCATTCAAACATAAACTTTGTTTTCATAATATAGATACTATGACTGCTTTTTATAGAAAGTCAAGCACTATCAATCGGCACGAAAACAATTGTCGGGATTGATGCGAGGATAGTTCGGCACTCCCAAACCAGTTGTATTCATATACATAAAAGTAACTGTCTTGCCTTCCCAATCCTTCTTGTTTTTCAGACGATCAACACCCTGCTCATATGTGCCAGTAAATGTAGCATCAAAAATCTTGCCATTCCACTCAATAGTGGCGGTCTTGGCAGTATTCGCCCAGTTGCCGCCACCTTCAATAAGTTTGACAATAACACCTTCATCCGAATTTTCGGGCTTGTATTTGAGCAAATACTTACTTCGCTTTCCCTCATAAGGAGAATGTGGAATACGAATAATCGCACCTTCTTCACCATCGTCAAGAAACTTGTTATACAGTTCATCAAGTTCCTTCTGTGAATGAACAAGAGTAGTATCTACCTTGCGATAATACTTACTATACTGTGGAAGGAGTTCATCAAGACGAGCCTTGCGAACAGAATACTTGTTACAAGCATCGGTGGCAGTGCCAATGTTATAACAATCATAGATATAGAAACGAACCATCTCTTCACTTTTCTTGAGGTCTTGAGCAGAAATGTTCTTTGTCTTGCGAACAAGTTTCACCAACTCATTCAACTTCTGGCGATGTTCATAGCAATAGAGTTCACCATCCAAGACCGCCGAAGGATACTTCTCAAAGAACTTCTGCAAGTCCTTGTTGATATGCACAACGCTTACCCAAGATTCTCCCTTTCTACTTTTTAGAACAACCTCACCATTCTCAAATGTAGCAACACAACGAACACCATTATACTTGTTCTGAACAAATACGCCCTCTTCCCAATCCATCTTGTCACGATAATCATCGTAGTTCTTCGCCAACATCGGTTCTACAAACGAAGTAGAACTGTCAATCTTGGTCACATCAGTTGTATAACCGAGCTTGACCTTTTTGTCCCACTTGGCTTGAGCCTCACTCAAGGCTTGTTCAGTAGGAGTTGTAGCATTAGCACGCCCAATATTCTTGGCTTCACAAATAGTAGGTTCGCTCTGAGTTTTTTTACCATCCTGTTGTCCCGAAATAACATAATACTGATTGCCTTCAACAATCATTTGCCAAGTTTGGATTGCACCAGTAGAAGTGCGAGAGAACAATGTGGGAAGTGATTTCATTCTGTATATAGTGACAGGTTTTTATAGAAAGTCAAGTCAATACTGTTATCACCACGGCGCCTTGCATTCGATGTCCCAGTCCCAAGGACGGCGCTTGCCAGTAGATTTCTCCCATCCCTTCCAGATCAAGTCCTTTAGATAAAAATACATCCACGCATCTTCCTCCTGTGGCTTCTTGCAGGGATAAACATTCTTGCGATTGTACACGGCAGTTTCATGCCCCTTGGGATCATATTCTTGAATCGGAATGACCGTCACGTTGTTGCCCTTGACTTCAACGACCTTGTATTCAATGCGCCACTCATTGTTAAAAGGAGCGTAGGCATAATAGGCTTCAAATGCCCAATACCCATAAGCGTCAATGCTATTTTTCTTGAGATAAACAATGTCGCCAACTTTGACGGGAATGTTATTCTCCAAGCGATTGATCTTGGAGTCCAGAGCCTTGCGGGCGGAGCGGAGCTTATTCAGAGTGACAGTCTTCATGTTGATGATAGAGTGACTGCTTTTTATAGAAAGTCAAGATACTTCTGTGGGAACAAATGAAAAACTATCATCATCATAACTGACGACGAATACGCCCTTGGATCGCGTATTATGCCAATACTTCAGTTCTCTGCTATATCTGGGTAGATCCCCACTAGTTTCCAACCAAGATTTCCACAAACGCTTATTATCTTTGAACACGGCTTTGCTTACATCCATATCTTTTACTTCAACACAACCATCATAGTTGGAAATGACTTTGATTTTCATACTGAATAGAATGAATACTTTTTATAGAAAGTCAAGCAACTACTCTATTCACATTCAGCACCGTTCTGCTTAATACGAATGATCTTACCATCACGGCAGGTATAAAGGGATGCGTAGCGAAAGTAATGCTGATTCTCGGGGTTCATTGAATCAAGATGATACTTGCCATTACGAAATTTTAGAAAATGCTTTATCTTGTCGGCAAAGAACATTCTGTTGTGTGTGATCAGCATGTACTTGCCGCTATCTGGAGATTTTCTGGTTTTCATATTATACCTTCTTCTTTAGCGGTTTGCGCACCCATTCTCCACCTACCCAAACCAACCGCTGATTGTTCTTCTCGGCTCGTTCAACATCACGCCAATCAGGTTCGGGAATAGGATACATAATATGCTTGGCTTCCTTCATGCCCATTCCAAGCCGCTTGCCGATCTCTCTAAATCCCATCTTGTGATCAAGATGTAGATGTTCGATCATAAGCTTGAGAGCATATGCATTTGCTCCTCTTTCTGCTTCATGGCGACTGCTGGCAGCGGCGCCGTATAGATTATATAGAGTTACTTCGTCCATAATGAATATACCATGACTACTTTTTATAGAAAGTCAAGACTTCAGTTGCTTTTCCAAATAGTTTTTCAGTTTGATTACGCTATTCTTGCTCAAAATAACTTCATCGCCATATGGTCTACCGTATTTTAGAATATGCCAAATACACTTTAGACGATACTTCCAAGGTGTATCTGAAGCATATCCTCGCTGCCAAAATGAAACGTACCACACACCAAGTTCATCGTCTTTTTCGAAATGAAGTTCGTGTGTATGACAATCGCAAGTGATGTGTAGTTCGTTTTCTTTTTTCATTTTAATTGGCAGTGCTTTCTACTCCATATTCTATCAAGGATTCAATTCTGAAAGAACGCCATCCCTTTTTTTCTACGTCAAACACACTTAGAACTTCAAGATTCTCAGTTACCACCTTATCCTTTTTGTCGGATTGTTCTGTCTTTGGAGCAAATTCAGATGGAATGTATTTTGGATTTCTGGTGCATTTCATATGCCTGACTTCTCCGTTGCTTTTAAAAAACTCAACGCGCACAATGTTTTCACTTCTGAGCGCGGTTAGGAGTTCTTCTCGTGTATATTTCTTGGTTTTTTTGTTTTTCATAGTTTGTTTTTTCAGTTAAGATGTTACTTCGCCTTCTTCATCAGTCTCTGAACGAATGAATCGCATATATTCTCGCTCTTCCTTGATTTTGTCGAACTTCATTCCGTTATAGCCAAAACTCTCAGTCAACGAAGTAAGTTCTGGGTCGTGTGGCACAATCTCATACGCCGAACCTTGACCCGGTCGGGGATTATTATCATCATAATCTTCGTCCACACTCAATTTGTTTGAGTTTTCGTATGCCCAATCGGCAATTTCTTCTCCAGTTTTGTCCTGTAGTTCTGGAAATTTTTCCAAGTCAATAACATAATCGTCAAATCCACAATATGTGACAAATGACTCAGCATACATTAGACGCATTTTCATATTATTTCTCTTTGTCCTCATCCTCGTCTTCGTCAAGTTCTTCATCTTTATCTTCATCAGACTCTTCGTCTTCGTCGTCATCCTCGTCATCGTCACCAAGATACTCAAACCAGTTTTCACTATCTGTGGTCTTCTCACTTTGGACACCACCTTCGGTCAATGTATCAGCGAGGATAGCAAGACTGCTGTCATATGGCACAATCTCCAGTTTTCCACCTTCGTATTTTACAGACAAGTTTTCCGAGTTCTCGACCACCCACTGAGTCACATACTCATAGTCCAAGTTTTCCAGTTCTGGAAAATTATCTGTATCAATCGTGTATTTGTCGTATCGCAGAAAAGCCCGAAAGGACTCGCAGTATTGAACGTTCATTTTCATAAATTTTTTATGTATTCTGTATATACGCTACACATTTTTTGTGGTTTGTCAATCAGATTATTACTATTTATAATATTATGGAAAACGTATCTTGGATAATGGACTCTATCAAAACTGGTGCTCCTGCGCTTGTTGGATTTCTCGTCAAATACCTATGGGATTATTACAATAGCAGAAAGCAGTTGAAGCAGGAAAGAATACGCAAACTTGAAGATTTGAAGAGTATGCTTGAAGAAAGCAAGAATCTTTTTGTGATGCAGAACAAGTTGCTTCGTAGATTGTCAAATGAAGTATGCGAACGTATAAAATGCGACGCCACATACAATACAAGAGGATATGAGCATTTTCTTTCTCAAAATTATGATAATATGACCGATGTTGAAAGAGATACTCACTCAGTCATACGTGGCACAACCACCAACTCTATCAATATTGTAAATCAAGAGTTGGAGAAATGGATACAAGCAGACAGAGAGTTCAAGATAAATAGCGTAAAGGAATTACGCACTATTGATTTTGGCAGTGAGTTTGCCAAACAACTAAATCAACTTGAACTACATCTAAACTTATGGCGAGACAAGTATAATGTATGGATGAACAATGAAAAACATTGTGTTGTATATCTTGACGATGAAGTACAACACGGTGTTGGTTTTCCAAAAGGCATAGAAGATATGGTAAATAAGGCATTATCTATACTAAGCAGTAAAGCCAAGTATAGCATCAAGTAAGATTATTCATCTCACTTTCGTTGATTGATATAGTACCAGCGTCTCTTAGATTTACGTGGTGCATACTATCGTATATCTCAACGACGCCATCTTCAATAACCATATAGTGATTATTGTCTGTATCTAAAGCATAATTTACGCTGAGTGGGTTTTTGAACTTGCGTTTATAATATTCTGTGACTGGACCTTGATATATGCCGCCACCTTTTTGCTGCACAAGTATATGCGGCACTCTGTGTCTGCTATGCCCAACGATTTGATTTACATTCTTGATTGGAGAAAATGAATCCCAATCAACCCAGTTGATGCCGCCGTGCATTTGCATACCACCTCTGTCCCATCCTGCACTAAACAGCATAGCACTTTCTCCCTTTTTTGCTCGTTCTATATCTTCGGTTACTGCCTCTGACAGCACTTCATCTACAAACTCAAGCGAGTATTCTCTGTCAGCATCAATAGCATCCGCCCATACTTGCCATATAGGCTTGGTCAAGCCAGCGTGGCTAAAAAGAAAGTTTTGCTCGATGTGATATACCTTGAAACGGCTTTTGTCTTCGTCAGTAAGTATCTTGTTGATTTCAATGTTTTTGCTGGTAGAATATCCACTACAGCGAAAGTTGATATTGTCTTTATAGATATATGAAGTGCAATGGTTTCCCATAAGTGGAACAATTTTTGGATTATGTAACACGCACTCTTTGAGCCATATTGCTGTTTTTCTGGCGTCTGTTGGGGTGTCTCCGTATGAGTCAAAGTAATCTCCCAACAAAATACACTTGTCGTGAGATACCTCATCAATCACCCTTTGAGCGGTCAGTACTTTGTTGTGAATATCCGATAAAGTTAAAATTTTTGTCATTTTTTGATGTATAATGTGTGTCGTGAGATATTTATATGTGAAACAACAATAACATTATGATAAACTTTGTCAACCTAAACAATGATACTTTTATATACTTTCTCGGATGGTACTGGGCAGATGGATGGGGAAAAACAAATGCAATATCCTGTAAATATGAGGATATGGTATATATGGAAAAATGGATAGAATCTCACGGGTTCACGGTCAAAAAACACCAACGAATGAAAAATGGTAAGCCTTGGGGAAGCCTTCAAGGAATAGTTTACTTCTCTTATTCGGATTTCAATAAAAAGTTTCTTTCTGAAAACGGATTCAATACTAAATCAAAAGATTCCCCACAAATAATATTGTCAAAAATATCAAAAGAAAAACATCATCTATTCTGGCGAGGATTTTTTGATGGCGATGGTCATATCCAAGTTCCAACCAAAAATAGACGCAAGAAGGAGGTTGCTTTCTGGGGAACTATTGACCAAGATTGGTGTTTGCTTGTTGAGGTGCTAAACAATCTTGATATAAAACATATCATAAGAACATACCAAAGAAAATGTGGCGATTCTTCTTGTGTTGTTTTTTACAAATACGATGATATAATCAAGTTTTCGGATTATATATATAAAGGATATGACAGCAACCCGATAGGGATGAAAAGAAAATGGGATAAGTTCCACTTTCTAAAAAGCAAGGGAAAAAAAGAAAAAACATCTTCTATGAAAGGGGTGTGCTTCAATAAGAAAAATGGATATTGGAAAGCGACTTTATTACAATCCGAAACTAAAATAAAAGAAAAACATATCGGATGGTATAAAACGGAAAAAGAAGCAATGAAGGCAAGAATGGAAGCGATCTGTACTTTACAGATGCGATAGGAGATGCCCAAATTTTGTCAAGAACGTTTCTTCTTTATATAATCGCTGTTGATGAAATCTTCTGGCTTCATTGCTGCTTTCTTTTGATTGCAACTATGACAGCATACAGCAAAGTTAGATGGGCTAAATGGGTCACCCCCACCTGACTTGGGCATATAATGGTCTACCGTGGCTTGCTCTCCACGCTTGATAGATTTCATCTTTAGATTTGTTTTACCGCAATAAGAACAAATCAAACAGCCCTTGCTTTTTATTTCTTGTTTTAGAAAAGCGGCTCGGGCTCTATTCCATCGCTTACTCTCCATACTGGAATATACTTTGTTCAGTAATACCAGATGTGCATAACTTTTTATATGCACATCTTCCATATGGATAGTATGTTTCATTTACCCAACCCGTGACGTTGGACCAGCCCAACCATAACCTTCATCTCCTTTATCCATCTGGTCGCAAAGCAGTTGCTTCTTCTTAGGAGTATTGTCAGGCTTGTTTGCTTCCCAAGTAATCTTGATGCTGTTCATATGCTTTTCTGGCATATACGCCACACGAATACCATTTGTGGCAAACGTATGGGCAAAATCTTTCAGCGTCATTTTCTTCAGTTGTTCAATATCAAACTTGCCGCCAGATTCAACGATGGAATTTCC